GTTCTTCTTTCATCAGTTCTTCTTTCATCAGTCTATTGGTTGCGTGTTTGATACCCGTGATTCTCTTGGAGACTTTGGACTTATCTTGTGCGGCCATCGCTCGGTTATCGACACCCCTCTTCGCTCCGTAGTATCCGAGTTGTGCAGAGTGCTTCTGGACTGAGGACGCAGACTTCTTCACATAGCTTCCGAGTGTGTTCTTGCTGAGTTCGTCGATCTGTTCGACTGCTTCCTTCATTGGTTTGAAACTTGTGTAAACATCTGATGCTGTATGTTCTGGGTGTGCTCTCAAGTATCGTTCTTTTGCTTCCTTTGCAGTCTTTGACCATGAGGTCGTCGCCATATATTTGCCCTTATGGAAGATTTGGATTTCCTTGTGGTCCCTCTTATCACCATACTCAACAGCTTCCTTCTTGAGTCCCGTTTGGGGAACGGCTGCAAGACACTTATTACAGAGAGGTCTACCTGTTTCGGGATGCTTTTCGCTTGCGCTTCTGTTGCACTTATAGGTGGAACAAAATACGGGTCCTTCGTTGAGCATGTCGCGTTCTCCAATAGTTGTCGAGCTTACAGTTATTTATGTAATTCTTATCGTCGCTTGAATGCTTTTTCTACGGACTTATCTAACCCCGGGGTTCGTGATTCGCTTGGTTGTTCCCCTGTGTCCTGCGTGTTGTCCTCAGGTGTCTGCTGTGGGAACGCACCAGCTTGTCCTGCGGCCCCACCTGGACCCCCTGGACCCCCTGCACCGGGCATTCCACCTGGCTGCTGTCCTTCCATACCAGGAAGGGCAATCGGCAACTCTCCACGCTTTGTCTCTTCCTCAATTTCATCTGCAATCTCTTCAATTTCCTCATCGTCCTGATGCAGGACATGACGCTTGACCCAAATGTTGGAATAGTATGTGCCAATGAACGGTTGCACTTGCAACAATAGCGTGACTCGTTCACGTAGCAATTCTGCATCACGCATTTCAGCAAAATTGTTGTCGCTCTTGAAATCGTAGGAAATTTGTTCGCGGAAGATTCCCCACTCTTCCAAAGAACAGACCCCCGTGAGGACCATCTGCTGCTTGAGGGCTTCATCGAATACACGAGAAAATTTATTACGGAGACGGTGAATGAACTTGTTGAACTTGACTTCATCGCGTGTGATTTCAGCGACCCGTCCGAGACCCACCATTCCACCACCGGCTTGCTGTGCATCCAATCGTCCAATGGGCACATTCAAAGACTTGTAGAGCTTCTTTTGGAAGTATTCGACATCTTCCATGTGTCCGAGATTTTCACCACCAGGAAGTGTGGTGATTTCCGTTCCCTTGGAGCCTTCACGACGAGGAAGCCAGAAATCTTCCAGCATGGAAAGGTGCTTACGTTCATCTCTGAGTTCACCAGTATTCGCATCATAGACCAGCTTATTACGGTACTTCGTCATGATGTCTTTGAGATACTGTTCAGCTTTTTGTTTCGGGAGTGTGCCCACGTCGATGTAGAATATGCGGCGTTCGGGTGCACGAGAGAGACGATAAATGACAATTGCATCTTCGATCATGCGAAGTTGGTTCAGCGGCTTAATGGCTTTGTGCAGCCAACCGATAACCATGGTGGACTTCGCATCAAGGAGCCCTGATGGAACGAACACGATGGAGTCTGTTGCAATACGGGTGCCCTGATTAACTGAAGCGGTATAGGATTGCGCTGTAAGTCCACGATCATTGTAGACGTAGTATTCGGAAATCGCCTTGATGAATTCTACCCCAGTCTTAGGATCGCGGTCCTTGAGGATTTCACGGACTTTGCGAATTTTGCGAGGATCGATATAGCGGAGTTCGAGCACCCCATCCTTGGGCTTTGACTTATCAATGACGACTTGAAAATACAGTCGTCCATCGACATACCAACGCTTGAACAAGTCCTCACCGAGGTCTTGAAAACTGAGCATTGTCTTGATTTTGTCAAAACCTTCTTGGATTTTCTTCTTGATGTTTGACGCGATTAGGAGTTTATCGAGATTGATGGTCACCACTTCACCATCATCATCTTGCGTGACTGCTTCTGTGATGATTTCTTCAATCGCTTCTGAACACTCAGGATGTAGGGACATTTCGCGGTAGCGGGTGATGAGTTCCAGTTCGTTCCGAACAGAACCCTCTAAATCTACGTAGGTCCCGTAATAACTTCCCTGAGTTATCGTAATAGCGCCATCATCTATTTTTTCTTGAGGAATGACGAGGGCTTGCTTCTCAGGATTCTCTAGTTTTGTTACATCAGGAGTTTTTCCTAATGAGTACCCAAATAATGTCCACGCCAAAAGTCACCAACTTTCTTTAGGTATATTTACCATGACGATAATTGCCATTGAGTTTCCCTCTTGTCTGAGGTCTCGAAACTCCTATCTGGGCTTCACGAATCTTTTTCTTGTGGTCCTCTGATTTAGGAACCCCGCTCTGAGTGGCACTTCTCTTTTTATTTGATTTCTTCGATTGGGGTTTACCGTAACAAGGATTATTTATACCAAGATTTCTTGCTCTTTGTGCTTCTCTTTGCCCTGGTCTATTCCATCGTTCTTGGGCTGCGATCCTCTGCTTCTCTATTGTTTCCGGCGTTCTCTTGCGACCTTTCGTTGACCCGCCATTCATCCTCAAAACTTCCAAGACCACTTCCTCATGCCCAATGATTCCCGCAAGTCCTCTTCCTGCAATAAAGTCCTCTGTAAAAGCATTCAATTCAAAAAGAAGGAGGTGGGCTTGAGCATGTTGTGCCAGTGTAAGCCAAACAACATTATGGGGGGTATTGAAATCTTTGTCGTGGCGAGTAGCGTTAGGATTGATTTTCCTTCTCCACTCATGTAGCGGTACAATATGGTGTAAATAGCGCATAATAAAGTAAAAAACGGGGCGCCGAAGCAGCCCCCAGTCCTTTAGACGATAACAGTGTTGTCTTTTGCTACACTTGTAAAATACTGGTATGCTAGGGTCACTGAGAATTCTTCAATCGTATCATTCGATCCCCAATCCACATCGATCTGCGACACGTCAACAGGAAATATACCTGTGAACGTGTATGTCTTCAACACGTCGCCTGTCTTTGAGAACTGTTTAACGAGGGCTTCTGTCGCGTATCCGAGTGAGTTTCCTGCCCATTGGTCGCGGACGTTCGTGACATGGCGGTTGATGCCGTTCATCCACTTCTCAAACGCATTGCGTATTGCAAAATCTTCATCGTTGAGGATAGAAAGTGTCCATTCTGGGAATGTGCGATTTCCAGCCAGCTTCGTTTCACGTCCAAAGTACATCACGGGGATATGTCCAAGGGTGGACCCTGGTAATGATGCTGTCTTGCACATGAAAGACAACTTACGGTTTGCAGAACCCGGATTGATGAATGTAGGGAATGATAGCTGCACTTCAAAGAGGTTTGGACGTGCGCCATCCCCCTGCATTTGTGATCGGAATTCGTAGACATTGAAGCTCACGGCAATACTCCTTCGTTATGCGCCCTTCGCGCGGTTCTCTTTCCAGGGAAGCATCTGCAAGTTATTTATGTGACTCTTTGATAACCATACGCGGATTTCACTCGTCCATGATAAAGACTGTTCATATTTCCCGCACTAAGTAGTTCTATCTAGAACTTTCCCACAATTTCGTCAAAGGAAACTCCGGTTCTTACAGCAACAAAATTAAGTTGTATGAAGTTAATGCTTCGTGCAGGCTTAATGTAGATGTCTCCAATGAACTGGTTGGCATCGACCACTTGTTGTGTGTTGTTCGTTCCATCTGCCACAACACGGAAATCAAAGATACCCCTACGCCCCTGTACATCGCGTAGGAATGGGTTCACAAGTGCAAGGAATGCGGCGCGTGTAAATTCATCATTGAATTCAAACAAGCTAAACTTTGATGCACGAGCAATCGACTTTTCCAACACAATGAACAGACGACGTACATTGATTCGATCAAATGCACTTGGTTTGCTCAACAATGTTTTGTCTCCGTAAAGGATCGTACCATCACCAGGGAAGGAGACGACTGGGTTGATTCCGCTCTTATAGAGGTTATCGCGCTCCGCTTGTGTTGGGTTCCAAGCAAGCTTAATGACATTCTTGATCTGTCCACGATCATATCCCGCTGGTGAGAACCAAGGATCGCGGGTCGCATCTGTACGAACACAGAGTCCTGCGATGTCTCCGTTCAGTGGAATGTAGCGGTAGACATCGTTATATTTGTCATACTGATACTTCCAATTGCAATCAAGGACTGCATAGCTGGACGATGGAAGAGAGTTACGGAACGTCACAACAGAATCCGACTCAAATCCAACGTTATTGACCACGCTGTCGCGTGAAGGACTGAGGAACGCTACACAATCGCGGCGCACTTCAGCAAGGTTATTGATGATGTATGTGCTGACAGTCGCATCAGCTTCTCCTGCTACCAAGAGACTGACATCAACGATGTCAGCGTTCTTGTACAAATCCCAACCACGCTGCAAGTCACCATCTGTGACAATCTGATCGGTTCCACCTGTGAGGCTGAAACGTCCCGCTACAGTCACATCTGTAAAAGTCGTTCCTGTGACAGTGTTGCCCCAATTAGTTCCCAGTGGGTCAAAGTCTCCGAAGTAGATATAGCGCGAACTGTTGAAGAGAACTGTTGGGTAGTATAGCGATGATCCGTCATTCGACTTGACATCGCTACCCTTGGAGAGGAACGGATACTTTTCTAGGACATATCCTGCTGTACCTGTAAAACCAGCATCTTCGTCAAGGACAATGATGTGCAATTCATCGTTCGCTCCACCCTTACCTGCTGCGTAGCTGGACGTACCAGGAGCGGAATCAAACTGATCGGCATATTCCCACTTGCGAAGGATCATCGTTGGAGCGGTGATCGCTACAGTTAAGGCACTTGACAATACAATTGCAAGGGAATTCGCTGACGCGACCTGGAGGTAGGGGTTCGTGCCCAACTTTACATAATCACCAGGACGGACGTGGGTGGAGGAGTTTCCCAACGTATTTACTGTCGTGGCTCCAATGCTCGCGGCATTCGCAGTTGCTCCTGCTTGTAGGGTTGCGTTGCTTGAGAACACATTCGCGCTTCCGCAGACAGAAACCTTGAGGTTGTTACCAAGAGCACCCGCATAGCGAGCGGCAAACTGTCCGAAGTCACCCTGTCCAGTGTAATAGTTCAGTTCATAGACATCTTCGTTCTTGATCTGCAAAGGGGCTGCTGCTGCTGTGTTTGCTACTGCGTTGAACGAGAGTGTGTTTGCAGAGCGTGTCGTGCGAAGTTGATTGCCGTATGCAAGGAAGTTCGCGGCACAGAAGAATCCTATGAAGGTGTTGGAATTAGGAAGTCCGAACGTATTGCGTAATTTGACTTCCGTATCAACCAGGTAACGCACTTCTACTGGTCCCCAAGTGAATTGACTTACAATAGCCCCTGCGCTTACAGAGATAGTCTGAATGACTGTAGTTAAGTCAACCTCGGAAATATTTGTGCCTGGGCTGAGTTGAAAAGACATAGTGGTGCTCCTTCATGGGAAGAGTAATAAAGATTATGAACTTAGTTCGTGCAGTTATTTATGAATTGCGTGATTTCATAGACCCTGCGACCTTTTGACATAATTAACCATGAAATTCCTCATCTCATCCTGATCCATGCCCCGTGTTGTCACCCACAGTTCTCCATCTTCAACGGTAAAGGGGTCTTCTAATCCCGTATCTATAATTCCGAAAGGTACAAGGTCCGTTTCCGTCATGGCCATCTGCTCATCCTCAAGAGCTTTCCTGATGTCGATTGCTGCTCCCTGAGATTCGCGGAAATACTTTTGAGTGACTAACCACGCAAACATAACAAGACACATAACTAGGTCATCGTGCTTACCTGATTCCGCTTTGAACGTCTGTAACTGCTGAGTGAATGTGCTGAGTTCTGAGATTGTCGCAAAGTCGTCCAGCAAGAGCTTATCCTGCTCGATCAATGTCTTGAGGTTCAGGCACCCAATGCGCTTAACGGATTCTGTCATGCGGAGACCCAATCGCATCGTTTTCTTATATCCAGAAGAAATCTTGGCCCCCTGTTTCTGTGAGCTTTCGAGTTTGAAGATGTTTTCATACTCTAAGTCATAATGCAGCATATCCACGATCTGCTGTCCGTTATCGTTGATTTCTACGAGAACAAACGCATGGTTATAACGAATCGCGGCATTATAAATCAAGTTCGGGAACACAATGGGGTTAATAGAAGCACTGCTGTACTGTGCTACTGCCCTGTAAGGTATCTGAGAAATGTCGATTACCCAGAAGGCGGACGCATCTTGGTTCAATCCCCTTGCGGGATCGACACAAATCACATACCCGTGGTCATGTCTGGGTTGCTCATAGACCTTCCATGATCCCTCAACAAAAATGGGCTGCTTGTGACTCATTATCATTATGGCGAGTTTGGCGCCTGAAATGAGTGTGTTGGACGATCCAAGGAATTCACAGAGTACTTCCTGTCGGAACTTTTGTTCACCGAGGGTTCGGTGTTGTTCCTTAAACCACAACATGTCTCGGTCAGGTACTTTGTCCCAGGTGTACTCAATCGGTACAAAGTCATTTTCGTGATTGATCGCTTTGGTCCAGAATTCGCAGTAATGGTTCAGACCATTTGGTGTTGACGCCATCAGGATTTTTGTTTCTTTTCCCGATGAAAGGGTGGGGAAGGTTGAGGTAAAAAACTCTTCAGCAATGTTATTTGGGACGTGGGCAAACTCATCCATGAACACCATCGAAAGTGAGAATCCACGAATGGCGCTTGAACTGGTCGCCGCGGCGAGAATACGTGATCCATTCTCAAGGGTGATGGATCGCTTGTTCCATTCTACAATACCCTGCTGAATAAAGGAGGGTATATTCTCGTACATGAGTTGAATTCTGCCAAGAATTTCTTGAGCGATTGGAGCCTTGTTCGCCAGGATTGCACAGACTTTATGTTTCTGAAATAGGATATACCAGAGGAAGAACGCCGCTGTCGTTGTCGTATTGTGGGTCGGTATGAGAGTGGAACCAGCAAGAAACAGATGAGACTCATTATCTACCTGTAGGCAACGAACTGGTGTGCTATTTATTGGGGTGATGGATGAAAGATAGAGTCTTGTGTTTTTTGGATGATTAAGATATCGCTGCTTCTTAGATTTCCTTTCAAGAGAAAATACAGGAAATTTAGGCATGAAGGTAACTGTATAGTACGTTTCTCCTTTAACAATCTTGCTATGTAGGGTGGATTTGACTCCCAAAGAAGATAATAGCGTTCTGAATGATTCAATGAGGTGCTTTCGTTTTTGATACCACTGACACGTTCCTTGTTTATTTGTAACACTACCATCCGTGTCCATCAACCCCTGTAACAATAAAATTCTGTCTTTTTGTGTCGCAAACATATAATTATGCGGAATGTGTTTATTGCCCAGCAACTGATTAAGCCTTAATTTCTTATGCAGGTTCTTGATGTTTGCCGTAAGCACATTATCATTTCTTTTATCCGTGTAAGTGGATAGAAATTCCATAGTTTGCTGATAGTGGGAAAAATCATCCTTATGGCATGTTATTCTTGAATCCCACGAATTTCCATCTCCTAACCACACTCCCAAAATATAGGGGTCAATGGGTAATGGAATACCTTTTGTAGGAAATTCTACAGCCGAAGTAAAATTTATGTAGGGTTTATTGGTATGAGTGAGGTATGGTTGCAATTCCTCAGTAGTTAATATTTTCTCCCTTCCATCCCAATTGCTCGAATGAACCGTCCAGAGGTGTTCCGCATCTGCATTGATCGCGTCTCCATTGCTAAAACGTACTTCATAACATGGTCTACCGGTCATAACCTCGGTGATGAAGGTTACTCTCGTAGGTTTTCCATCGGCTCCAAATATATGATCCCCCACAGAAATGTCACTGAGAGGTTTGAATCCATTGATAGTGAGTATGGGTGTACTAATATCTAGCGCCTTACCCATCTGACGAGGAAGTTTGACAATGACTTTGCGTTCGATGAAATACGTTTCAATGATTTCCTTTTGAAAATCATACATCTCAAAGGGAATTACGCCGCGGTCGACGTGGACAATCTGACAATACTTTGTGATGAAATAGACGGGATCATGACTACACTTGATCCATTCGTTGATTTGGACCTGCGAAAATTCCTCTTGAACCCCGACTCGCTTCAGTCGTGGATTTTTGAGATAGAACTTCTCCTGAACTGGACGTATCTTAAATGTCAGTTTTGGAACTGACTTCGGCTTCGACGACGTTGTTGGCATACTTCAGTTCTCTTTTTAGTTTAATAATATCCTGAAGGTCCGCAGTGGAACCTATAAAAACGGCTTGTTCAATATGAACGCCAGTCTCTTTTGAGGTTGTTGGTGGTTCGACTAACAATGCTTCCTGCTGATGGACAATCATCAGATCATGACTGAGTTCAGAGAGTGATTTGAGCATATTGCTGATAACTTCATAGGAGCGGGGCGTTCTTACCTCGCGGGCAATCTCAAGAAGTTCTGTGATCGCTGTTGTTCCTTGGGCAATCAGTTGTCGGACGTTCCTTCGTGCTTCCAGCGCATCGGCTTGGATAGAGTTATTCGTGCTTGCAGAGACATCCGGTGTAGGGACAACAACTATGTTCGCATTCTGTGCCTGGGGTATAGGAAACTCCACATCAAGTATCTCATTCAAATTCATAGTTCACCCATTATGCGTTAGGAAATTCTTTGATAGTTGTCGAATATCCGTAGTCAGTGTATTGGTTCGCGGTGATAGGTTTCTGGGTAATCCAGATGGACGCTTCTTTCTTCGGCACAGTTTCGACACTCAGCACAGTCCAATGGGCTCCTGTTTCAAGACCCCACACGGATTCTCCGACACTGAGCACTCCTGTCATGTCAGAGAAGTAAATTGTATTCGTTGTATTGGCCCAGTCATAGACTGTTCCAGTGATATTGCGTAATGGGGCTCGCATTGGCTCCGTCTGTCTGAAGTCTGTTATCCCGTTAGCGAGTACAACTTTCTGTAACGTCTTGTTGTTCACGTCCTCGTAAATATTCACATAGACACCACCAGTTGTCGCGTTTGCATTGGCGGCATTCGATGTAACACCCATGATGATAGCAGTATTTGAAACAGGTCCAAAGAGCCATCCCTTCATCGAAAAAGACAAGTCCCAAGTAATCAATCGTGCGGAAGAGAACTCCCCTTCATATATGGATCGATCCGAAACTTCTTTGAGAATGATTGGAATATCCTTAATAATCTTGACTTCCTCGGATACTTGTGCAGTGAGTGTGTAATCGGGAGTGAAAAATGGGAGGATTTGTTCGAGGATTTGTAATGAATCTTCTATGTTGCGTGCATATACCGATAGTCCGAATTCAAAGTTATAGGGAATTCCTACGTACTGTGATTGAGGATTTGCTGCTCCCAGTGGATTGTTGGACCTGTGTCGGATAGTAGATTGCTGTTTTCGACTCTGATCGTAACTAAACGACATTAACTCAAAGGACATCCGAGGCAATGTAGTGGCAATCGATTTCGTAAGCGTTGGATCGCTCTGTAACCGTGTGATGAACTTTTCCTTCGGAGAGTAAGAAATGGGGCACTTCTGTCGCTCCTTTTGGACACGATCATATGTCTCTCTGACATAGAATATGTCATTGAAGAGTCCGCCAAAGAGAGCGACATACTTGCGTATTGTGCGATGATAGAATGGTGAATGCCCTAGCGTAAGTCACCAATTTTTCTCTTTTGCCATGATGCAATCATAGCCTGACGATGCTTTTCCTTGTAAATGGGATCAGCATGACGGGTGATTGCCGCAGAAGAATAATTTTTAGTATCGCTAGGTTTCTTTGACATTCTCGTTCTCATACGCCTAGTTATGGATCACCAAAGGGGTTGCTTTCTGAAAAATCAAGTATCGCGCTACTCTCGGTCTCCAAAATTTTATTGTCAATAGCATCCTCAAATTGAGTATCCAGTGGGGTGTTCGTATCGAGAGTGGTCATGATCCAATTGGCTCCGCTGTTCGCACCATGAACGTTTGCTGTATTCGCAAAAAGTCCATTGACGAGGGCGATACTGAGTGTATTGGACGACGCATTCCATGTGTGCGCGGTTCCAAACGCATTTGCGTAGGCGAGATTTGCTCCTTGGTAAACAAGCTCATTGTTCGCCACATCGAATGTTCCAGAACCAGAAGTCAGAATCAAATCGGTCAATTGATATGCTTCTAATATCTGATCGTCCACTTCATCAACCCCAGTCTGAATTTGTTCATTTGAGAATACAAACTGCTTCATACGAAGAGCCCACACAAAGACGTTGCCCCCCCGGCCCCTTCCCAATGTATAGAACATCGCTTGTTTGTCTTCGTGTTCAACAAAGGTGATTTCCATGAAGTTCTGTAGCAGAGGAATGTAGATGATGTCCCCTTCTCGCGGTCTCGATAATGGAATAGAAAATATAAATCTTCGGCGACTAACAAGGAGGGTCATTTCATCGCGGATTTCTAGACCGAACTTACTGATGATGTCCCCCATCCCCTCCATTCCACTAACGTTCTCCATATACATTTCCACTATAAATGCGCTTCCGAAGGTCTTCATTTGATCTTCACCCATGAGACGGTCGATCTTGTCACGCGATTCACGAGGTATGTAATAGATATCCATTCCACGCACTTTCATTGCTTCTATTACCAAGTCCTCAATGAGCAATTGCTCATTGGTGATCTGTTCTGGAAAATTATTGAAAAATGGATTCACTGCCATTGTCTGTAGTCCTTATGAGAATGAACTCCCACAACCACAAGTGCTTTTCGCTTGAGGGTTCTTGATCGCAAACCCCGATCCCTGGAGTGTGTCTGTGTAATCAATCTCTGCACCCTGGAGCATGTGTGCGCTTTGTGAGTCAATCACAACTACCATCCCATCCTTCTCAATCGTCGTATCGTCTTCCTCAATTTTCGACTCCAATGCCATTCCATAGGAGTAGCCGTGACATCCCCCACCTTTCACGTAAACACGAAGACCCTTCGCGTCTGGATCATCAACCATGAATGCTTTGATTTTAGCTGCTGCGGCTTCAGTAATAGTAATCATCATGCTATCCTATGTAAAAATCATTCGGAAGGGTGTTCAAACCAATAAACTCTTGCTTCATTTTTTCGATATCTGCCACAGCTTCATTGTAAATTTGCTGTCCATTCAAAGTCGTTCCACCTGGCAACATAATGTTTCCGAACTTCTTAAGATTTTCCCCCCATTGACGCTTGATAAATGCGGTTCCCAAATCCTTCAATACACGGTCCCCCCACACGTCACTATTTCCCAACTGATAAGCTGTAAGCCCCGTTTCCGTACTTGCAAACGTCGTCATGGTATTCATGGACAAATTTGAGGAAATTCCCTGAACCGTTGTCGCCACGTTCCCACCCGCCGTTGTGATGAAGACTTCATCCCCAGAAATGAAGTATCGGTCAAACTCTGTTCCCGCAGCACCAGTCACGATGCTTGATCCTGCTGCGACACTCACTGTAGTTGGTAGTGTGAATTTATCACCGACAATCTTTCCGTAGCATTCTAGAATGACATAGGTTCCGAGATTCAGGTCCATCTCCCAATTGATGTCGAGCATCAATCTGTTTCTATGACGCTGAAATCTGAATTGTGGAGTACCAGAGAAGAGAAGATTCAGCGTTCTCAAGTGCTGCATTGTGATTTCATAACTGACGTAACTGACGCTTGTAAAGTCATAAAGATCGTGCAGCCTCAACTGATAGCGAAGATCGAACATATTCACAGAGGAGGCAGAATCGTCGAATGGCATCACTCCGCTGATCCCAATGATCTTATCGGGTATTTGGAGATACTTATTTCTCAAATCTGCTTCAGTAATCTTGTGCTTGAGATAGAGCTTTTCTGTTCCATCATAATGATAATCCGTCCAAAATTCTAGTGCTTCATCAACCCTATCATCGACTTGGTCATCATCAACATTGATGTCAATGACTGGTTGCCCAAGTCTGCGTTTACAGTAATCGATGAACTGTTGTCTTGTTTCAATGGACGCCATGAGTGTTTTCCCCCTTCTTCCTTTATTTATACCTGCACAAACCGCGCCCGCTTAATAAACGCCACACCTGATTGGTAGGTTCCGTCACCTGCTGGAATAGCATCTGTAAGAACAATATTCGTTCCGTTACTTACTACAGCGATTGTGGTAGCGTGCCAGTGTTTGGCATTTGAGTATATCAAGGTATTCGCCGACCACCCAGGAACAAGAGCCCCATAGAGTGTGTTAGCTTTAACTAGCAGAACGCCGTCTCCTGCGAGCCATCCAGTGGTGGAGGCAACTTTGACATCATTAACACTGTCTGCATTGGCAGTAAGAGCAACGAATGACGTGCTGTTGCATATCCACCCCTCTACTGTCGGAGAAGCGCCTCCCCGTGCAGAATTATAAATGATTTCTCCTGCCGAAATATCTAGGAAAGCGGTGGTAGGAGTCGTCGTGTGCTGTCGATACATGATCTGATTGGCCGTGCCATCGAATCCCTGAAACTGATTGCTGTGAATGATATCTTTCCAAATTCTTCCTGTCGTATCATGCGCTTGAGAAATGCCTTGTTTGAAACGTCCCAATTTCTGAGGAGAATTCGGACTTGGGTTCCGTGAATTACCCATAATATTATCCACGATCCTACATCCATGTGAGAACGAAGTGAGTACAATACAGGCCCCCTCATCCCCGTTGAGGTCTGTTGGGTCTCCTAGATTTCCGTCAAGGATGATATTATTTTCGATAACTGCTCCGTGGGTAAAGTTAAAAACCATCCCAGCACCGTTAGAAGCAAGTAATCTGTTGCCACGAATAACGGGTCTAATCAAAACTGACTGCTCATCGACACCAAGGAAGTTGAGTTGTACTCCCTTCCCTCCACGAATCAGGTTATCCTGGAATGTCACGGTTCCTGTTCCCAATCCTATTCCTGCTGGTCCGAAGGATTCTGGTTGATCGAAATAGGAGCACCACACAGGAACAAACCAATTACCTGTAATCTCATTATCGGAAACCAAAATATCTGCACGTACAGAATTACCATAAACGGAACTGATATAGATTCCATAACCCCCTTTAGCGGTCCCGGTCTCCGTGTTTTCTTCTTCGCGATTAACTTGATTCGCAATGATGTTGAAATACTGATCCCGAAACTGACCTCCTGAAGCCTGTGAATTAACGAGAATGCCGTAATTCATACCTTTAGTAACAAGTATTTGATTATCGCTAAGAGTGAGTTGACTTTCAGTTGAGATAAAAATGCCTACGGTTTTTTTATCTCCCTTCCCCTCTGCAATGAATTTATTGTGCGAAATGAGTAGGTTTTGCGATTGTCCATCTCCCTCAAAGATTCCATAACCAACTCCTGTGCTTTGGTTTCCATTATCCACACTAGAGTAGATATTCTTAAAGACACTGTGGGTGACTGTTGTGTTGTTGGCGTACCGATCATAAATTCCAACTGGAAACAGAGTGGTATAGTTGTTTGCTGCGACCGTGTGTTCAAATCGGCATCCAACAACTTTCGTATCTTCACAGAACTGGGTTGCTGCACCAGTACCAATGCCTGTCAAATAGACTGAGAATTCAAAATTTAGAAAGGAACTGTTAATTATAGAGGTGTTTTTGCAACGTTCAAGATACACCCCCATATTAAAGAGAAATTGACCAGCATTGATAAGATGTCCACTGCCTCGTATTTGATCTACTAATATATTGCTGCAATCCAGGGCAGTTATGAGTGCTCCGTACCCTTCAAAAGCTAGATCGCGGATAGTGATGTTCGTACAATTTGCAGCCGCGAAAATGTTGTAGAAAAAGTTACCACTATCATTCGGTATCACCCCGGCTCCATTTCGGGCTTTGAGAAGTGTGCCTGCTCCTGAACCCTTGATAATGGTATTGCTGGTTACGTTGTTTGTAGTTGGTTCCCATCCCCCCACTCCACGGTCAAGTAAATATGTTCCGTTTGGAATTTCAAAAATTCCTCCAGTTCTTAGTGCTCTGGAGGCTCTGTAAAAATCTTTGGAATCTGAATTGACCCCATTTGCGACGACACCGAACCACTGTGGGATAGATTTTTTGGATAAGCTAGTGCCGAAATCCACATTTCCAGAACCACCGAAAAGTTTGTGCGGCTCCTCATTGATTGCACTGTCAACCGTAAGAGTGACACCCGTTGATATTGTAATCACACCTCCATTGACGAAGAACAACTGTACGTTTGCGGGAACTGTGGTGTTTGAGGAACAACTCGAATTGTTAGAAACGAAAATAGTGTTACCGTGCGCTGAAGCTGCTGCAATTGTTGCTTCGAAAGTTCCATAATCGGAAGTCTGGACAACTCCTAATATTGTTCCGTTACTGTTAATGTTACTGCTCACTGAAATCCAGTTCATCCCACTTCCATTGGAAGTGAGCACGGTACCTGGGCTCCCAGGAGAATTGTTGGCGAAAATCGTACCTTCAATAAACACGCTTCCATTTACAGAGAGTCTGTGTTGTGGAGATGAATTTCCAAGACCAAAGAACCCCGTGTTTGCTTCAAAGATTCCAACCAAGGCTTCGATTGGGTCCGCCGGCCTCCAGATATAAAATCCTATTGGACTGTGGCCATCAGCCGCGTATGTGGTGAGATTGAGAGGACCACCACCGCTCCACAGTTGCGTAGTAAGGGGGGTCTGACTTGGTGATGTAATTTCAGATGCTAGATTTGAGCAATAAAAAGTAAATCCTCCATAACGACCCCCGAAGTCCTGTTCTCCCAATTCGTAACTGATTGAGCTTTGGGTGTTCTGATTGGAAACAAAAGTTCCAGGAAAACCAGAGGCATCACGGTTGGTGTGGATGTCAAAAATGTAATTTGGTGCAGGGAACACTCCTCCAAGCCGCCTCGTCCCTCCAGTGATAGGATCACCGAATCCGAGCGATGTATTCCCATTGTCCCATTGAAAACGACTCGTTGCACCAAAGGTAGAACCGTTATAAAACTGAATGGCTCCTGCAAAAGCCGTATTTGGTGTTGAATTCGAGTGCTGTGTTTGAAATTCGAATCTGGAATTTGCTGCTGCATAGGTCAACACCTGGCTATCAGCAATATTAACAGAATAGACATCGGTTAATTCTACCAGTCGTGTTGCTGTTCCTCTTGGTGAAGAAGAAACTTTTGTCGTTCCTCCCTTGATTTGAACGACGACAATTGGAGAAGCCACGTTTACTCCTCAGTCCATACAACGCAATACGCATGAGTCTGTCCTGCTACAAGAGCCGCACCCGCAAAATTTAAGACGAGTTGCTGTGCGATACCACGAAGCGTAACTGGTTGTGCAAGAACAGACAATCCTTGAGCAACAGAAGGAAGCATTTCTACTGCCGCATCGTTAGTGATACCCGCCCACGTTGCAGGAATTGCCACAGGTGAGGCGACCCTCTTGATGTTCATGTTTCCGACGAGTGCTCCCGTTGTGGGGTTCGCTGTATAGTGTAAGACAACGGCAGTAGCCGTAAAGTTTGAGTCGAATGGTACAACTGTTGGAGTGACTGATGTACCCACAGTATCCGCTGTGCTTCGCTTCGCTAACACAAACGCCTGTGAACCCGCTGCTGTATTTGTTGTCGAGATGACAAAGGATAACACACGTACTGTTTTGGACGCGCTACCGGAAATCACCACCATATCGGTGGGTGTTGCTGCCGGTGTAAATGTTGAAGAGGCGCAGAATGTCGCTTTACTTTGAAAGGACACTTCCCGACCCGCCGAATCATAAAGCGTAACGCGAGCCGCTTTGCTCGTTGGATCGATTGTGAGAAGGTCTGCTGTTGCACCCGATTTAATGACCGCCATGTTCTACTCCTTGTTTTATTATTTATCTGATTCTGTCCACAAGCATGACACCCACGTAATTTGTCCTGCTACCAAGGCGGCTGCATTGAAATTCAATGCCAATACCTCTGAGAGTCCACGAAGAGTCACTTCTTGTTCAACCGTCATGTATCTGAATGCAGGAATCATTTCTACTTGATTGCTGGAATCACGAGAAAATCTATTGTACCCCAGTGCGAGACTCCCCCAAGACGCAGGTGTTGTCAGCATAGAAGCTGTTGTTTTTATATTCATCGTAGACACCAATCCTCCAAGTTGAGGAGGATTTGCAGTAAACGTCAAACAGGTCGCAGTCGGACCGATGAAACTATCCAATGATACCCCAGGAATCGGTACTGGAAGTGTCGCGGACGCAGAATAATCAGGAGAGAATCGTTTGAGCAAGAAGAAGCGCACTGATCCTGCTGCTGTCGTGGTGGTGCTGTGCGCCAAACTCAGCACACGCACAATTTTCGTTGGACTTCCTGATATCGTAAAGATATCCGTAGGATTTGCCACGGCTCCGACTGCCTGAATTGAGCAGGCAAAGGTGGGTGCTTGACCATAGGATACTTCTTGCCCCGATGTTGTGAATCGGGTAGCCCGCATTGCTTTACTGGTAGTATCTATAGTAAGAAAATTTACTCCGTTCCCCGACCTGATAATACTCATCGTTTACTCCTCCAACCATATCACGCTATAGGCATGAGTTTGTCCAGCCAATAGTGTTGCACCAGCAAAGTTAATCAACAATTCTTGACTAATACCACGAAGGACGAGTGGGTAGATAATAATATTATTATTCCACGGTAGCATTTCTACAACAGCATCCCCCGTGATCCCAGCCCACGTTGCGGGAATTGCAGCAGGAACCGCGAATTGCTTCGTCCATATAATACCCGATGATTGTACGGTGGGTGCGGTAGGATTCGCAGTATAGTGCCCAACAGTAGCAGTTGCCGCAGCATCACTGGAATCATCAGGAACTAAAGTGGCAGCAATAAAGGTTCCCGCAAGAGTAGGAGTTCTTCTTTTCACTAAGAAAAGTTGCGCTGACCCATTCGCGGTGGCTGTTGTAGTGATCTGCATAGACAACACTCTAATCGTCTTAGTAGCACTTCCAGTGATTCGCACGATATCGGTTGCAGCCGCCACGGGAGTAAATGTTCCCGTTGCCATAAACGTCTGCTTGCCCTGAAACGATGTTTCGCGTCCTGCTGAATCGTACCAACTCACTCGCGCCGAGTTCGCCGCTGCGGGAACAACCGTCAAGGTGTCTGCTGTGGTTTCATTTTGAAGAAATGCCATAGTATCTCCTATTTAACCAACCAAATAATTTATCTTCACATTTCCAGAAAACAAATCATTGTTTTCCATTGACACAAAGACAGTGAATTGCCCTGTTCCTGGTCCGAATTTGAGATCGAACTGATCCATCTCCACCTCGTCGAGGTCTTTTCCTGTCGGTGCTTCGTAGGCTATTGAACCGATGATTTTAGAAGTCGTTGTCACACTGGCGTCCACAATGATATAAGTATTCTCTGATAAGGGAATGGTTCCGAAGTTGATTTCGGTTTGTTTGTGAACCGACGAAGTGACTGCTGTGTTGCTTATCCCAGTGATATGTCCAAACGCATCCACCGTCACAGTGGGAATAAATGTACCATTTCCGTAAGTGGTCGCCACAGCACCAGAAGAAGCATGGGAGAGAGTGACTGTGCCTTTTCCATTGACTACGATAACTGGGGCTGTCTGAGCAATCGTCGTCAGATCGAAGCCTGTGTTGACTGTATTCCCGATAAGGAGTTGTCCGTTCGCAAGTCCTGTAGCGTCCTTACCAGTGCCCCCTCTTGCGACTGGGAGAATGCCTGTTGTCAAGACTCCCGTTGAGAGTCCTGCAATTGCAGTGTTGACAACTGCGGTCAAATGTCCGTTCGCGTCTACAGCAATGACAGGAATAATTGCACCTGATCCATACGAGTCAAGAGCGGTCACACCAGAACGTGCATGACTGACTGTGATTGATCCTTGTAAGTTTGTAATGATGATAGGAGCGGATTGTGCAATCGTCGCTTTATCAAGTCCAGTAGAACCCGTATTCCCGATAAGGATTTCTCCGTTCGTGTAGGCAGACTGTCCTGTACCTCCACGGACAACACTGAGAATTCCTGTTGCAATTGCGGCGGCATCTATTGCAATCGTCGTATTCACAGCCCCAGTGATATGTCCAAACGCATCGACGGTGACTGAAGGAACAATCGACGCATTCCCGTAGACTGTAGCGACGACTCCTGAAGAAGCGTGACTGAGGGTAACAGTTCCCTTTCCGTTGACTACAATGACAGGCG